GCCTCCAACTGTTTCGCCATTGACCGTAAACGCTACCCCAGACCCCCGCGTAGAAGACATAGTCGAGATGTTTCAGATGCTTAAAGCAGAAGTCAAATCCTTAGCATCAAGATCTCCTATGCCCCAACCGCAAGAAAGCAAACCCCAAGATTTTCGGCCATTGCAAGTCCGCGAGCGCTTGCAGCAACCGAAAGTCTCGGCCAATACACCTGGACCCAAGAAGGTATGGGTGAACCTATCGAGGGACTCAACTTTGAGGGAACCACGAAGGTCACCTACAACCAGAGCAATCAACGAAAGGAGAAACACACCACCCTCGCTGCCAAGCAGGCCTACGAGCCCCTCAGGGAGTGGAAGTGGGTTTCTCGAAACGAAAAGGGCGTCATCGCCTCTCTGGAGTACCAAGCAAGAAGGCGAGTTCCTGGTTTTATCCCAGAAACTCGGGTACTTGCGCAGCTTACGAAAGAAGCACTTCAAGCGTACCCGCATGCCCCGGTCCCAGAATGGGTGTCCCACGTACATGACGTCAAGTACATGTACAAGGTCATCCTAAGAGTATTAGTCGAACAAGTCAACAAGAGATCCGGCCCTGGTGTTCCCTACCATAAAAGTGGGTTTCCCCAGAATGGCCCCCTGATTGAGAACGAGTTTCCTTGGCTCACTGAGTGCGTTTACGAGCGTATTATGCTATTGTTAAAATCTAGCAACTCCTCGTTAAATGCTCGTGAGTTAGTGCAGCAACACCATTGTGACCCAGTTCGCTTATTTGTTAAAGATGAGCCACACAATCGTAAGAAGCGCCAACAAGGGAGATGTCGCCTCATCATGAGTGTATCCTTGGTTGACCAGGTCATAGAGCGAATGCTCTTTGGCAACCAAAACAAAATGGAAATCGCTAATTATCCATTAATACCGTCAAAACCCGGTTTTGGATTGAGCGATGAAGTTAAGAAGCAGGAAATCTTTCGAGATGTCTCACGTCAGTGTAGTGGTGATTTTACCACAGCTGCCGAGGCTGATATTTCAGGATTTGACTGGAGCGTCAAAGAGTGGGAACTCATGTTAGACGCAAAATTCCGTGTTTTGGCAGCCGGCCAAAAATTTACAGATGATTTCGGTAAGTTAGTTTTGAACAGAGTTCATTGCCTAGCCCACGCGATCCTTACCACTTATGAAGGAAAAATGTATTCGTGTGTAGTGCCTGGTATTCAGTTATCAGGTTCCTATAACACTAGTTCCACAAATTCCCGTATTAGGTGGTTTATAGCGAGATGCGTAGGTGCTGAATGGGCAATAACGATGGGAGATGACGCCATTGAACAATGGGTGAGTGACGCTAAGGCAAAGTATGCCGCCTTAGGTCACCCACTCAAAAATTATGACAGGTGTCAACCCGATGCCAAAGCCGCTGGCTTTGAATTTTGTTCTACAAAATTTACCCCAACCAAATGCTATCCCGCTGATGGAACAAAATCCCTTTACCGCTTAATAGAAAAAGATCTATTCACTGAAGGGCCTATGTACCTCACGCAATTCTTTCAGCAAATGGCTGGTGACCCTTGTATGCACAGGTATATAGGGGTTATTATCGACGTTCTTCTGAGTTCGCATAATGAGTGGTTTAGAAAGGAAGAGAAATCCCCCGCGCAAAAGAGCGCGACGACGACGAAATCGCTCAACTACCACAACGACACGCCCGTTGGCCTTTGTAACGAAGACCAAACACTCCCAACCCAAAATTCGGGGTGCCAACGGTGTGTCGACAATTGTTCATAGCGAGCTCATTCGGGAACTGCCCAGTACCACAGATTTTGAAGTAGTAGAGATACTGCTCAATCCTGGTATTGAGACTACGTTCCCGTGGCTCGCTACCCAGGCTGGTTCCTGGGAGTTTTATAGGTTCAAACGACTCCAAATTTCTTACGAACCTCTCCTAGCTACCACCCATGATGGCCTTATGGCCATGGCAATTGAGTATTCGGTGGGCTCAACCCCACCACCCGACCTCAAGACCCTTATGGCTTACCAAGGCGCCTGTTCCGCTCCCGTTTGGCAGAAATGCAAAATGAACCTAGATGTCAAATCCGGTTTCCCAAACGGGGGTTTCAAATATGTGCGCCATAACATCGATCCTGATGACCCCAAACTTTATGATTGTGGCGCTCTCATGATCGCTATTCGCAAGCCCGAAGCCTCCACCTCAGCAGCGCTCTTGCGCGTTGACTACACCGTCGAGTTCAAGACTCCTCAAGTCGAAAAGCCTCTGGCTTTAGCCGATGGTATTCTGTCAGCCGTGCGAGATTCTGACACCAAGTTAGTTGATTACACAACCATCAATGCCGCTAGTGGTGATGGTTACGTTCATTTGCCCCTGTTTGTCGATCAAAATACTCTCGGTGTTACCGTCGAGACTTTTGCCGATGGGGGCAAAGGGTACGTTCTTCAGCCAGGCACTTATTATGTCAATTGTTCAGCCAACATCCGAACTGACATAAAAGAAGCTGTCCCCACAGACGCCATGTACACCCTCAAGTTAGGAGTGTCAGCGCCTGAGGCCGCTGCATTCACGTATCCGGATGAACTCACCAAAACCCTATTGGCCTCTTACACTAACGGTGATAGCGAGTGGCTATCGTTTGTTGCCCAAGGTTTACTTTATATAGACCAAGTGCGCACAGCGACGGCTGCTTTGTGGTACGCTGTTGATGGCGTTTTGAGTAGTGGCACAGTCAACCTTCTTGTTGGCAGTGGCATTGTCATTCGCTATTTAGGCCGAGGAAGGGAGAATGTGCGCTTACCCGCACCTTAATTTAAATCCAGGGTGATGATAAACCTGGTCATAGAGCTAAACTATGATTTAAAGATTGAATTTACGTAAGGTGGCGTTAACCCCGTGTCGAAAGCACGAAACAAACTGTTCTACTGTCGAGTAGTTAATCACAAAACGAGGAGCGATACCTAAATCG